ATGGGTATTCCTGCGTTTTATGATGAAGGTGATGATTATACTGGCCCCGGTGGCAATGACAGCACTAATGATTTTGGGTTGTCTGATAATTTTGGTGGTGAAAACCTTGAGTCAGCTAAAGCAGCGGCTGCTCGTGCTGCTGAGGCTAATTTAGTTCAAAGCATTTTAGAGCGTGGCGCAACTCAGCCATCTTCGATGACTGCTGCTGAAATGGCATTTCAACAAACCCCAGCCGCTCAAAGAATTGCTCAAAGCTATATTGATAGACCGGGTGTTTTTGGGCCGGAAGTTTTTTCTGCCAATCGTTTTGGTGGCTCTATACCCGCTGCTTTAAGAGGCGGTGGTTTTAGTGCGCTTATGGGGGTTCCTAGTTACTCCAATTATTTTGATGACCCTGCTGTAAACCAAGCTTTTTCTAGTCTTTTAGGAGACACGTTTGAAAGTCGTATGGAGCAAGCAAAATCTATTCCTGGCAAACTTGGTGCAATAGGTCAATTTTCTCTTGGCAGAATAAAGTCTGGATTAGAAAAAGGTGGCAGGCCTGTTTTTGATTCTTCCGGTAAACTACAAGGTGTCTTTAATGAAGGGCCATTTGGCTTTGGTGAAGTTTATACAGGTATGCCTGTAGAGGGCGTTGAAGGCACAGGTTACGATGACGGTGGCCGTGATGGATATGAACCAGAAGTCAAGCCACTGGTTCCCTTGTTAGAAGAACCTGTCGAAGAAGAAATTGATGAAGATATTTTATTCAAACCTTTTGAGCCTGGTGCATATGCTCGTATGGGGCTGCTTGACCAAGCGCCTATGGGCTTGCTACAGGTTGCTGGACAGCCGTATGACTTTGATAAAGCAAACAGAGCTTTTCGTATGGCAACAGCAACACGGCCTGAGTATTACTCAGACCCATATGACTTAACAGGATACACGCTACTGGTATGAACGAAGGAAAGGCTAGACAAGATATGGCTAGGGCTGAAAAAGCTGAAGCCGTACTTAGAAACGAAATATTCATTGAAAGCTTTGAGTATTTAGAAAACGAATTTATGCAGGCTTGGAAACAAAGTGCATTAAAAGATAGTGATGCGCGAGAAAGCTTATATATGTTATGTCAAAATTTAGAGGCATTGAAGGGCTACATCTACAAAGTAGTAGAAGACGGAAAAATGGCAAAGGCAAATCTACAAGAGCTGCACAATCGTCAACAATTTGAGAAAAGGAAATAATAATGTCCGACAATCCGCAAGGAACCGGCAATTTTTCAGTAAATGATGCAATTAGCCTTCTAACGACCCCCGAGCCGGACAAGGTTGAAGAAGAGCGGCAGGAAGCAGAAGCTTCCGAACCGATGGAGACAGAAGACCAAATTATTGAAGAGGACACTCAGGAAGACGCTGAATCCTACGAAGATGATGAGGACGATGTTGATGAAGTCGAGGAGTCTGACGAAGACGATGACTACGAGGATGACGAAGAGGAACCTCAAGAAAATCTCTACAAAGTCAAGGTAGACGGAGAAGAGATAGAGGTCAGCCTGGACGAAGCCCTACAAGGTTATCAGCGACAGAAGACTTTTACAAAGCGTAGTATGGAGATTGCGGAGCAACGCAAGGCTGCCGAAAAAGAGGCAGCCGAAGCAAGGCAAGCTCGTGACTACTACGCCCAGCAACTTGAAGTTGTGGCACAGCAGATCAGTCAGACAATTCCACAGGAACCTGATTGGGTCTCGTTAGCAAGAGAGGTTACAGCCGAAGAGTACAATGCAATCAAAGCGGAGTACGACAATCGGATGATTAACCTTGCAAAAGTGGAGCAAGAGCGTCAATACGTTGCTCAACAGCAGGCCGCAGAGCAAGAAGAAATGTTGAAGAAACATTTGCAAGCTCAACGGTCACAAATGCTGGAACGTATTCCTGCTTGGAAAGACGATGAACGCAGAAATGAAGAGCGTGTTAATGTAATTAATTACGCTAGGAATATTGGGTTCAGCGAAGAGGAGGTGGCTAGTGCAACAGATGCACGAGCAATAGAGCTTCTCTACAAGGCGATGCAGTGGGACAATCTTCAGAAGAAGAAACCTACGGCTAAAAAACGCACAAAACAAGCTCCTAAAATGGCTAAAGCTGGTCAGCCACGGACTAAAAAACAAGTCGCTAGTCGTTCGCGGCAGCAAGCTATAAGTAGGCTCAATAAAGAGCGTTCTGTAGATGCAGCCGTATCATACTTGATGGGCAACAAAACTTAGAAGGAGTTTTCAAATGGCCACATTCACAACCACTCTCGCTGTCGGAGAAAAAGAGCAGCTAGCAGATGTGATTTATCGCATCGACCCAGATGAGACACCAATCTTTTCCGCACTTAAGAAAGAGACCTCAAACGGTATCTTTACTGAGTGGCAGGTTCAAGAATTGGCAAGTGCATCAGCCACCAACTACGTCAATGAGGGCGCAGACGCCAGCATCGGCACACCAACAGCTACTACTCGTCTGGGCAACTACCACCAGATTTCAGTAGCAGCAGTCGCTGTATCAAAGACACTTGATGCAGTCGAAAAAGCTGGCCGTGACCGTGAACTGGCATACCAGAAGGTACTGAAATCATTAGAACTTCGCCGTGACATCGAAAAATCAATCGGTGACACAGACGTTGCTCGTTCTGGTTCAGACCCTCGCAAATCAGCATCACTGTCTTGCTGGATGACAAATGGTTCAGTAGGTGCTTCGGCTGGCGCATTTGGTACAGGTGACGGTACAGACACTATCACTGGTGGAACAGACCGTCCTTTGACACTTGCTCTTATCGAAGATGGGATGCAGGATGCTTGGACAGATGGTGGCAACCCAAAGATGATGGTTTGTTCAGCAACAAACCGTGCGAACTTCTCAAACCTGACAGCATCTTCAAACTTGGTAAACAACCAAGTGAATATGACTCAGGCGAAAGAAGTAACCTACGTTGGTTCAACTTCAGTCTTCCTGACTGACTTTGGCACAATTGAGGTCGCTCCATCACGCTTTATGGGCAATGACCGTGCGTTCTTGATTGACCCAGACTTCGCTTCTCTTTGCACCATTAATGGTCGCAACTTTACAGAGAACGAAATTGCGGCAACAGGTGACGCAGAGAAGTTCCAGATTGTGACTGAGTGGGCTTTGAAAGTACAAGCTCCAAAAGCACACGCTGGCATCTTCGATCTGAACGGTTCCTAAGTAACATAGAGGGGGCGGGTTTACCGCCCTCTCTTCTTATAGGGGTTATAATGAAAAGATTACTTACATTCGATAAAGCTACAGGCAAGCAGACTTATATGCGCCAGGAATCTGACGGTTCCACCTTTATTGAGAAAACGCAGAACTTTGACACGCTTATGAAGCTGAACAAACAGATGGCCGATGATTGGCGTAAAGGCCAACTAACTGGAACGCAGAAGCACGTTCAGCATATAGCGGAAATACCTAATGTAGTGTATCATCACCTATTAAAGACGCTAGGCAAGCCTAGTGAAAACCCAAAGGCTTGGAAGGCTTGGCTTAACGACAGCGAAAACCGAGACTTTAGAACAGGCGGCGGTAACATTTAATGGCTATAGCATCTTACGCAGATTTAAANACATCAATTGCCAATTTTNTGGCTCGTAGCGATTTAACTGCACAAATTCCTGATTTTATTCAGCTTGCAGAAGCTCGTATTAATCGTGAGCTAGAAACTCGTGAGCAGGAAAAACGGTCTACAGCAACTCTTGTAGCTGGTGATGAGTACGTTTCTTTGCCTACAGATTTAAGAGAAGTGCGTGAGGTAAAGTTAAATACCAACCCTATAACAGTTTTAGAGTATGCAAGTCCGTCTTCTTTAGACAAAACATATTCAAGCAACGGTAATGGAAAGCCTCTTGGTTACAGTATAGTCGGCAAGGAAATAAAGTTTCGTCCAATACCTGATAGCTCTTACACTGCTGAGATTGCTTATGTAGGTTCTGTAGACACTATTAGTGATGTAAGCACACCTCAATTGTTTTTAAGATCGCCAGACCTTTATCTTTATGGTGCTTTGACAGAGGCTTACGTTTATCTCTTAGATGAAGCAAGGGCGGCTCAGTATGACGAGAAATTTACTCGTGGTATAAGAGAGGTCCGTATTGATGAAGAGCGTTCTCATTATGGCACAGGATCATTACAAATAAAGTCTACCTATATGCGGCAGAACTCGACAGCGGAGAAATAAATTATGAGCGCAATGTCAGATTATCTTGAGAACGAAATCCTAGATCACATTCTAGGAACTGGCGCATACACAATGCCGTCAACGGTCTACATTGGCTTGTCTACTGGTTCATTTGGAGATGACAACAGTGGCACGGAGTTATCTGGAAATGGTTACGCAAGGCAGTTAGTTGCATTTGATGCGGCGGTGTCTGGCACTGCTGACAATACTGGAGCAATTGAGTTTTCTGCTGCTACGGCAAGCTGGGGTACTGTCTCACATTTTGGTTTGTTTGACGCTAGCACTGGTGGCAATTTATTAATTCACGGCGTTTTTGCGGTTTCCAAATTAATTGATAGTGGTGACATATTAAAAATAGCTGCTGGAAAACTAGACATTACGGCGGCTTAGAGTAGCCAATGGCAACTAATAACCCCACCCTTGAACAGCTAACAGGAAGCTTAGACAGCCTCCCTGACAGTCTGGACAATTTAGATGCTTTGCCTTGGTGTAACCCAACGCTTGAGCAATTAGACGGCTGGGGTAGTTTAGAGTACATAGCCAGCTTTGGTTATACTTTAGAGCAGTTAGATAATTCTGATAGATTGTGCGTTATTGTTGCAAGTGGCAGCGCATCAATTGAATTGTCAACTGCCGCTGAAATACAACTTCCTAAATTTGTAGAGGCTTCTGAATCTATAGCTCTTGCTGCTGATGCTGAGGCAAATGCTATTTTTGCTGCTGATGCAAGTCTAATAGCGTCAATTGCAGCAGTATCTGACGGTCACGTTCTGGGCGAAGACTGGAACGATGTAGCGGCTGGTACAGAGATTTGGACTGATGTTATTGTTGGCTCAGAGATTTGGGCAAATGTTCCTGTTGGCAATGAGGTTTGGGCGAGGCAATGATAGAACTAGGCGAGTGGCTTCCAGATCAAGCTGACATAATGAACCCCGGCGTAACTGTAGCAACAAACGTGTTGCCAGCGGCTAAAGGCTATCACTCTATGAGTGAGTTTGTGCCTTACTCAAACGCGGCTACCGGCACGATTAAAGGCATCTTTGCGGCAAAGGATACTGCTTCAAACACAAAGCTGTTTGCTGGTGATGCCACAAAACTTTACCTGCACAACGCCACAACAAACAACTTAGATGACATTAGTAAGGTTGGTGGTTACACGCTAACCAACAGCGAGAAGTGGCGTTTTGTCCAGTTTGGCGATTACGCAATTTGCTCTGGCGGCATTGGTGAGACATTGCAATCCTTTCAAATGGGGTCAAGCTCGGTATTTGCAGACCTGACAAATGCGCCAAAGTCTGATTT